TTTCTCCCTCGATTTAAAGGGGATATGTGGAACTATCTAAAGAACCATTTTTGTCTGAGTAATTGGGCATGATGGAATTATCTTTAGAACCACTTATTCTATTTAGATTTTGAGATTAAGAAGTTATTTATACATAAGAAAATGTTTTGACTAGAATTCAAAAAGAATCCGATTGTTCTCTCGTAGAGAATATTTGAATTTCTCTTGCCTTCTTGAAGTTAGTAAAGAAAGGTATTGGTGAAGAAGAGATTTTCTTATTATCCTATTTTGTTGACGATTCCCGCTTTTAAATGCTTGCTCTCTTGGGTATACCTTCTGAATGCCAACCTTGATTGGTGCGTGCATAATGATTTTGCGTATTTCTTTTTTAGAGGAGTGTTGCCTGTGTGTTTTGTTGGTACAAGGTGTGCTGGAAGTGTTGAATCTATGATCTATACGGATTCTTTATCTCTCAGTTAGAGCGTTTACGTCCTACAGTCATGTGTAGGAGGAACACGGCAGTCCCCTTGCAGGTTAACTCAAACCAACACCCGGATCTTATGGCTTTGTTTACTCGAAAATTTGTAATTGAAAAGAAAAATGTTGACGACTTTGGCTTTCGCCCGGCTTACTCTACTATTAATGTTGAATTGACAAATGATATCCATACTGAACTTTCATATGGACATTGTGAAGTTGTTGATCATGCATCTTATTATTTTATGCACGGTTATGTTCCTTTTACCCGAGAACGAGTTGTGCGTGCACAAAAACCTCGTTCTATTATGAAACGAAAGAAAAAACAAGTAAAGAAGAAGATCACTATGGAAGAATGGTTGGAACTTGATCAATTTGGTCCTTTTGAACGATATGTTGTTTGCGAGGAAATTGTTGATGAAGTGTTACAAGCACGCCGAAAGGAATTGCGTGATCGCATTCATGCAATTTTTGAACTGCATCGTCTTACCGTGTATGGTGATGATGCAATTTTTGTTCATTCTTCTCTCTCTTCACTACCCGGTATTTCTGAATGTGATGAAGCTTATGTTTCAGAATGTGAAGAAATGAATTCTGATTATGATTTTGATCATTCACAAGAGCTTTTACGAGCTGGCATTGAACCAAACCCTGGACCCACTGATCCTATTGATATTCCTCGAGATGTTCGTGTTGAAGCTGCAAAGAATGCTGGATTATTTCACCAACGCACATTCATGTGTGCTTTAAATGAATTAGTTCAAAAAAACAATGCAACATTGTCTATTGCTACAACTCGCATGCCAGGCACTCCTGATCATGACCCCAAATTCTCTGCAACTGTGGTTGTCACATTTCCTTATTGTACTCTATCAGTTTCCTTTTCAGCTTCTGCTATTGGAGGGAAACAAGTAGTTGCACGAGAGATTGCAGCAAAGCGTTGCTTGGAATTTGTGTGTTGTGATGATGATGTGCATCTGCGTGTTTTACCATCTTCCCATTGGATTCGAGATCTTTTGAGAGAGAATGTTGAAGCCAATCCAGGACCAACAGTCCTTTCTACTTTACGTATGCGTATTAACGACCCTAGCATGCTTAATTTGGAAAGAGCTTTTGCTGAGATGAAAGTCTTGGATGATTTTGGGAGAAGTATAAATGAGTTTAAGAATTTGAATGGAACTTTGACGCAGTTGTCACGAACTGTTGATAATATTTTACCACTCCTGTCATCAAATATGTCTAATACTACGTGTGCTCTATTGCAGATAAAGGATGATGTGATTAAGTTTGGTCTTATTTTTATTTTATTGCAAGGTTTGTTCTTGATTGGTGCCAAACGTATAGCTATTTGTGGGTGCTTATTGGTTTTAGGTAAATTTTTGAAATTTGATGATTATTTGATGTCATTGTTTGAGCAATTGTGTGATAAATTTAAAAATCCTATGGTTCAAATGGAATTGGAAGATGCTCTGTACTCAGATCATTTTGCCGTTATTGGTAAGATTATTTTTGGCTGCATGGCATTTTTGTGCATTAAGCAAATTCCGGGAAAGAAAGATTGGGATAATTATATTGTTAGATTGGCTAAAATTCCACAAGCTGCTGCTGGCGGCAAAAAGATTTGGGAGACTTGCTCTGAATATTTCAACGTAGCTTTAGACAATGTTAAGATGATGTGTCTGGGAAAAAATTCAAAAAATTTTTCAGTTACGTCTGCCTATGTTCAAGAAATAAAGGATTGGATGCAAGAAGTTAGTGATTGTACACAATTGGATGAACGGAAAAAAGTGAATCATGATGAAGCTTTTGCTAAGCGTGTGAGTGATTTGTATGTCAAAGGTCAAATTTTTTCCCATGATACTACTCTGTCTCCACGATTATCTCGTGCCGTGCAAAATACACTTATGCCCGCTTATAGACTTTATCAGTATGTTGAAACTGCTCCATCTTGTGGTGCAGGACCCAAAATGCGACCTGTTAGTTTGTGGTTACATGGAGATTCTCAGATTGGTAAATCAACTGTGGTTTGGGCTGTTTGTGCCGATCTTTTGGTTAAAATGGGACATTCTGATTTTAAACATCGCATTTATGCACGACAACCAGAGACTGAATATTGGGATGGATATGTTGAACAACCAATTATTGTTTATGATGATGCATTTGCTCTTCGGGATGATAAGTTGAAACCCAATCCTGAAGTCCATGAGGTGATACGAGCGCAAAATAATTTTCCCCAACATGTTCATATGGCAGCACTTCAAGATAAGAACACCTATAATAAAGCTCAAGTTTTGATTTATACTTCCAACGAGCCAAATGTTGTTTTAGAGTCTATTACGTTTAAAGATGCTTTCCATAACCGAATGAATGATAATTGTTATCGTGTGACTCTCAAAAAAGAATATGCAAAGGAAATTATGCATCCGGATGGAGGGAAAAAAGTTCAGATTTTGGATCAGGCTAAGATCACATCTGGTATTTCAACTGATGTTTATATTTTTCAGAAACAAATCAATGATAGAGGTTCTTTCATTGATGTTGGTGAACCTATTTCATATGATGTTTTGAGGTCCAGGTTAGTTCGTGAATGGCGACTCAAAAGGAGTTCCTTCACAAATCATATGGACTTTCTGAATAATCGTATGGCAAATGATTGGGAGGAAACTGTAGAAGCTCAAATGAGATTTTCAGATTTGCTTTCTCCAAAGAAAGTTAATGTTGAATCAGAGGTTTTTGAGGATTGCATTGATTCTGTTGATTTTGTTCGCACAAAAATGGCAGAGTTGAAGGCAGAAGGTAAAGACCCTATGGAAGTTAGAGAATGGTTCGCACAATCTGATGAATCTTGGGCTATGTGGCAAAATTATGTTCAACACAACCAACCACCTAGTAAATATAAGAAAATGTTTGATGAATCTTTGGCCGTATGCAATGAATATTTGAACAAGTTTGGTGAAGCTTGTAAACGATTGATTATTGAAAATCCTATAATAAGTTTGTTAACCTTGTTTGGCTCTGCTGTTGCAGTCGGTGCAGTTGCTTACTCATTTTTGAAGGATGATAGCGATGATGAAGTTGAGATGGCGCACTCAGGGAATAATGTGGTTCCACGGGCACAAAACAACAAAGTAGAACTTGCTCATTCTGGTTCTTCACAGATTTCTGTTTTGCCTCGTGCAAATGTGCAGTTTTCCCGACAAAAATTGATGAATAGTGCCATGGAATTGATAACTCGTGCTGAAGTTGAAGGTTGTTCTGATCCCAATGCTCATGAAATAGTGTCTGGAAAAGTTAGGAAAAACTCCTTTAGATTGAATGTGCGAAATATGTCTGGTAATGTAACTTTTGTTAAGGGTAAGATTTTTATTATGCCATATCATTTTTTGGTTATGATGTTTGCTGCTGGTGTATCTGCTGACGAAATTATTTATTTGTCGCAAGAAGAAAATAGTAAAATTATTTCTTTTCCTTTTAAACATCTTGTAGATTTTCATGGCACAACTTTTAAATTAACTGACAATGTGATACAATATAATCGGTGTGGAAATGAAAGTGATTTGGTGTTTGTGAACTTACACAAGATGCAAAGTTATCCAATGTGTGACATTTCTCAGTTATTTATATCCCGAAATCAACAATCTCTTTTATCTAAAGGATCTTATTCAGGGGCTTTTTTGACTTATGACCATGATAAAAATGGGAGTGAAGAAAGATTGTGGAGATGTTATAAGTGGTTTGCTAACATTAATAGTCATGATTCAGCATTAGAGTTAGATTATCCTAAAAGTTTGTCCTTAGCTGCAATGAAAATTCGTAATTTTTATAAATATGAAGGTGTGAGTGTTCCAGGTGATTGTGGTGCAGTCTTAGCTATTTATAATAATCAGATCGATCGTAAATTAATTGGTATGCATAATGCTGGACGTGGTGGTGTAGGTTATGCTGTTCCTTTAACTTTTGAAGGTATTGAAGAACATTGTTCAAAGTTCAAGGTTGAAGCTCAATTTTGTCTTGAACTTCCTGATAACGTTGACTCTTCTAGTGACATTAAACTTCCAGAAGGTAATTTTGTTGCAATGGGGAAAAGTTCTATCAAGGTTGGTCAAGCTACGAAATCTGTTTTGCGTGAATCACGTTTGCATGGTCATCTTCTCCCAGTTTTGAAACGACCAGCCAAATTGGTCCCCCATATGCAGGATGGAGGATTGTATGATCCTTTAATGGAAGGTTTGAAGAAGTGTGGCCAGAATTGCCCAGTTTTGGATAATGCTGTTTTGGATGAAATTACTTCAGTCTTGTCCCCAATTATTAATGGTGAGAATGTTAGTTTTCCAGAAAGACATAAGTATGAGCGTTTTTTGACTTATACAGAAGCCGTGATTGGTGTGGAAGATGATTTTATGCATCCCATTAATAGAACAACGTCTGCTGGCTATCCGTGGTGTAATGATGCTGGGAGGAAACCAGGAAAACAATCTTATCTTGGTTCAGATGAAGAGTATGATGCTTTTCCCCCTAATTTTAAGACTGATGATGGCAAGCGTGTGCATGATGCTGTGATGAGTTTGATTGATGATTGTTCAAAAAAAATTTTGCGTAATGTTGTGAGTGTGGATACATTAAAAGATGAATTGCGACCATTGAATAAAGTTTCTACTAGAGTTTTTTCTGCTTGTCCTCAACATTTTGTGATTGCCTTCCGTATGTATTTTCTTCCATTTTGTTCTTGGATTATGCACAATAGACATTATAATGGTGTTGCTGTTGGTGTGAATCCTTTTTCTTCTGAATGGGATTTTCTTGCTACGAAGTTGAAGGAAATGGGTCCAAAGGTTATTGCAGGAGATTTTTCTAATTTTGATGGTTCTTTGAATTCACAAATTTTGTGGGCCATTTTTCATGGGATATTTATTCCGTGGGTTAAATTTTTGCATGGCTCAATTTCAGAAGAAGATTATAATATTTGTTTTGGTTTGTGGTCCCATCTTGTTCATTCTGTTCACATTTTCGGTTCAAATATTTATATGTGGACTCATTCTCAACCGTCAGGCAATCCCATAACTGCAATTTTGAATTCTCTTTATAATATTATAGTTTTACGATACGCATGGCATATAATTTTTCGTTATACTAAATTAGTTGGTCAACACCATTTTACAAAGTATGTGTATATGATAGCATATGGCGATGACAATGTTTTGAATATTGCAGATGCAATAGCAGAAGAATTTAATCAATGTACAATTTCAGAGGCTCTTGCTACCATTGGACATACTTATACTGATGAGGCAAAAACTGGTGAAATTGTGAAATATCGGACATTGTCCGAAGTTCAGTTTCTCAAACGTGGCTTTCAATTTGATTCTAAACTTAAACGTCATGTTGCGCCTTTAGATCAGAGCGTGATTTACGAAATGTTGAATTGGGTGCGTAAATCTAAATCAACACTGAATGTCGATGATGTTTTGTTGACTAACGTTCAAGTTGCTTTTAGAGAAATTGTGTATCATGGGGAAGATGCATATAATGAACTTAAACGGAGGATAACATCCAACCTCCATCTTTTCCCAAAAAATAATCTTCCCGTAATCAGACCATATCTGAATCTGTTGCTCGATGTGAGCTTGGGTTTTGATGTGGAAGATTACTCTTTCTTCTAAGCTTTTGATGTGATCTTGCTTTTCTATACAAAATATTGAGTCTAATAAAAGGAAAGTATTGCTATTGAGAGAACGGGGTTACCTATTTAGGTTTACGTCCCAGGATGCTCCGTGGCAGCCCCACATTATCCAGGGAAAACTCAATGCGATTTGGAAGACTAAGTTATCTCCATTTCTAAGTAAATTAACTTGCTACAAATTCAAATTCAAATCTCGAAGTTGGTGATCGAGAATTAGTTTCCCAACAACATGAAACTGTTGCTATGTCTTCACAAGGTGTGGCACCAGTTTCTCAGGCTTTACCTAGTATTGTTGATATTGATACTAAGTATTTACACATGACTGCTAAAGAATTTCGTGAACATACAGTTAAAGATTTTCTATCTCGACCTATTGTAGTTTCTGCTGTTTCTTCTCTTTGGTCTACAACACAAGCACAGGCAACCCAGTTGGCTACTTATAATTTTCCTGATTCTCTCATTACCAACACAATGTACCAAGAAAAACTTAAAGGCTTTGTTGGTTTGCGTGGTACTCTTAATGTTCGTGTTCAAGTAAATTCTCAACCTTTTCAGGCTGGCCGACTTATGTTGCAGTACATTCCTTATGCTCAATATATGTCTGACCGTGTTACAATAATTAATTCTACTTTACAAGGACGATCTGGTTGTCCCCGTGTTGATCTTGATCTTAGTGTTGGCACTGAGGTTACTATGGAGATACCTTATGTTTCTCCTCATGCTTTTTATAATTTAGTTACTGCTCAAGGTTCTTTTGGCTCAATCTATTTAGTTGTTTATTCTCCTCTTAAAGATTCTACTGGAGCTTCATCCGTTGAATATACTGTTTGGGCTTGGCTCACTAACGTTGAAATTGAGTACCCCACGGGTGCGCCTATCAACACTACGTTTGGGCCACAAATCGCTGCTGAAATAGAACGTGCAGATGTGCAAATGGAATTAAAACAACTTGCAGATAATAAATCCCCTTCTGCTGGTGTTGGTAAAATAGCTTCTGGTCTACAAGATCTTTCTCGTATTCCTATTGTTGGTAATATGTTCACTCATCCTGCTTGGATTTCTTCCAAAGCTGCTAATTTGTTGAAACTGTTGGGTTATTCCAAACCTACCTCTCAAGGTATGATTTGTGAATCTAAGTTGCGAACACAGGTTCGCATGGCTAATTATAATGGTGTTGATGCTTCACATAAACTTGCACTTGCTTGTGATAATGAAATTGAAACTCAGCCTGGTCTCGCGGGAACATCTATTGATGAGATGGCTTTGAGTCGTGTTGTTTCTATTCCTAATTATTGGGCTACTTTTTCTTGGCCGACCGCGACTTCTTCTGGCACACTTTACCAGGATTATGTCACTCCTACTAAGATTAAGCCCATTTCATCTACAATTACTAATAGATTTGTTACTACCCATATGGGTTATACTGCTAATACATTTGGTTTATGGAGAGGTTCTCTTATTTACACTTTTAAATTTGTTAAAACTCAATTTCATTCTGGACGTTTGATGATTTCATTTTTCCCTTTTGCTTATAATGTTGATTTAACGACTTCAAATGGTGATGTAAATAAGTGTTACCGTATGATTGTTGATTTGCGTGATTCTACAGAGGTGAGTTTTACTGTACCTTATGTTTCTTCTCGACCGTGGATGAATACAACTCGTCCTGGTTCTACCATTTTGGGAACTTCTAACAAATATCTTTATACTGCTGCAACTGGTGTCATCCAGGTTGATGTGCTTAATCAACTCAAAGCGACTAGTACTGTTGTTGGTGATATTAATGTTTTGGTAGAAGTTGCTGGTGGACCTGATCTGAAATTTGCTAATCCCACTTGTCCAAATTATATTCCCTATTCTGGGGTCTTGACAGCTGCTGATGGTTTTGAAGTTGTTGAAAAAGCTGATGTACAAGTCTTTATGGGTACAGATGAATCCATACAACGTAATGAAGCGCAGATGGGCCAAGCACCTGCTTCCATTGATTCTCAATCCATCGAATCTAACTGGGCTCCAGAAGCTCTTTGTATAGGTGAAAAAATTTTGAGTGTTCGACAACTTATTAAGCGGTTTGGTGTTGTTCAAGTATCTTTACCATCAACTATCTCTCAGAATTCAAACACTGTTTTAGCTATTACTCCTTTTTCTGTTCCCCCCCCACAATCTAATACTACTGGTTTTCAACCTGTATCACCTTTCGAATACTGGTATTCTCTTTATGCTTTTTGGCGTGGTTCAATGAGGTGGAAAATGTTGACTATGCGTGCAGATTCTACTACTGCGACTCGTTCATTTAGTACTTCTCCTTATTTGATAAAACAATTTTCAGCTTTGGATGATTCTATGCAAACTCTAATTTCAGATTTAACGACGTCACAGTTTATTGTTTCTCCGATTGCAAATACTTCAGATGTGACTGCTTCTGCAACTTCAGACACAATTGTTCTTCCTTCATTGGAGGGTATGATTGAATTTGAGGTTCCATATTATAACATTTCACATATAACTCCAGCTGTCTATGCTCCATCTCCTAGTATGGTGACTGAAGCTGGTTTTATGCTTGGTAATATACCACCTCAACTTGTTACCATGACCCCCTTTTCACCTCCTTCAGCCACTAATGTTCAGTACTCCACTCATTACCGTGCTCCTGGTGATGATTTTTCCTTTTTCTATTTACTTGGGGTTCCTCCTCTTGTAAATTACACACGTTAGTGTACCCCCTTTTTCACGCGTAGTGCAGAGATGTATGATGCGTTAGATATATTCCAAATTGAATGGTATGGATTAAAATATATCTTATTGAATTAGTTTTGGCTACCATTTCCCCTTTTCCAACGGGTGTTTTCCGATAAATTTCTTTTTATTTTGTCTACGGACAGTTTCTTATTAAAGTCTTCTTTAATTTCCAAGTATCTTGGCGCTGTCTCGCGACAGTAAACAGTTTTTCTCACTTTTCTGTTTAAGCCACATTAAGTGTATTTTAAAAT